CTTTCCCAATCTCGTAATTTTATATTAATTGTTTCAAAATAATCTCTCATTAAACTCCAACAGTCATGTATTCCAAACACATATTCTCGACCAACTAGAGGTGCTTTATAGCCACTTGGCTTAAAACTATGCCATTTATCAAAAGCGACTGAATATATATACCAAGGCATTTTGTATTTTTCACAAACAGATTTATCTGCTGAAGAAGGATAAGGCTCTTCAAACGGATGTGAATGAAACACTCCTACTATTGTTCCTATATCAGCTACATCTGCATAATCTTTTGGTTTAATGATAAATGTATGTTTGGGACTAACAGAGATATTTTCACAAGGTTTATATTTTGTTTTTCCTTTATGTATATAAACTAAACCGCAAGCTTCCTCTGGAGAAATTTGTTTTGCGTGTTCTTCTGCATTAATTTTCCAATCAAGCATGAAAAGAACCAATCCCCGGAAATTCTCTAGGTAGGCACTGCCTTCTTGGAATTTTATATGATGGTAAATCTATTGGGGCTGCAAGTTCAAATTCAACAATATCTTTATTCTCTCCCGATTTTCTATCAATCTCAAAAATAACATCTTCAAATCTTACATTAGGATTTTCATGTGGATTACTTGGTGCTGAAGAAACACTTGTTGTATTTCCCATATTATTACCATGAACAGCACATGAATATCTTGCTGAATGATTATTAGGGGAAACAAAATAAGATACAGTCATGTCTCGTCCTGCAACTCCTGTTGTCGTAACATCATTTGCAAATGTTAATTGATTATTTGCAGCATTTTTTAAAATTAAAGGGTGATTTGTATTAGATGAGTCTGTCTGTACAAATCTATATGTATTCCCCTCAACTAAACTTAATGTTGGATTCTTAACACCATTTATATAGAAATAATTAGCTCCACCAACATTTTGAACAGTAACAACATAAGTTATTGTTTCCCCAGCAAAGTTACTTGCAGATATAAATTTAGCCATTGTTCTAAATTTAGTAACTTTTGCTCCAATCAAATCATTATTAGGAGTAATACTATTTACATCAGCCAAAATTGATGAAACAGTAGATAGTAAATTACTTATCCTTAAAGTAGGTCGTGGCAAACTTGATTTTTGACTAGAACCTTTAAAATCAAAACCTTCTGCCTCTATAGGCATTTGACTATAAGTATTACCATTAAAAATTAATTGTCCTTGCGAGTTCTGAGCAACACCACTATGCCATCTGTAAATAGTATCAACATTATCAGGATTTCCAGTAGGATAATGTAAGCCCTCAACAAGTTCTAATTCATATAAATCTATAATTGCTGATGGATTTGTTTGCTGTAATTCTGAAATAGGTATAGTCATACTTCAAAAACTTCTTGAAATACTAATGAAATATCATATAAGCCTGCTGACACTACAGTTACCGAAGGATTAGCACAAGTAAATTTACCACTTGCTCCATAAGGAGGAATATAAGTAAATGCTTTTGCACCACCATCACCTTTTAGCGGATCAGCTAAAAAAGCAAGGATATTGTCTGTTGTTGTTTTATCTCTATTTTCAAAACTAAGAGTATATTTTCTTTTAGTTGAGTTTAATCCGGATCTTAAGCGTTGAGCATATCCATCCCCAAGCTTTACTTCTATAATGTCATTCTCTATTTCTAGTCTTGGAGAATAACTTGGTGCGACATCAGAGCCGACAGTTGTAGTGTCAAAAGTAGCCATTATTCGTAAAGAACACCTCCGGGCATTTTAGCTTTTACAAGTTCTGCTTGAATTGCATGACCAATCATTTTACCTAACTGATTGGCTTTTGTATTGTTTCCCTCAGCTTTTGTACCAGAAGCGTTTACAGAAACATTAACAACATTATTACTTGTTGCACCAGTTGTTTCAACTCCAAGTTTACCTTGCCTATTTCTAGTCAATGGCATAATAGCTTCTGGGCCAGCTTCTCCCATAAGTCCTGCCCCATCAGCCATTGGGAAAAGAGTTGGACGGGACACTATGCCCCCATAGGCATAAGGAACGATTTTGTTCTTAGCTAATACTTGACCTTTTGCTGCAAAAGCCGTAGGGGTTTGAACTTCATTTCCTCCACTAACAACTCCACCATCTCCAAATCCTAAGAAGTTTTTAACACCCATAATTGCTTTAAAGAATAATGCTTTTATAATCATCTTCTGTAAATCTTTAATAATTGAAAGAGTAAGCTCTCCAAAACTAGCCTTACCATCAACTACTAGATCTGCAAACGCATCTCCCATACTGTCTATACCTGTAATTAAACGCTCTCCAATATTGGTTTCTAAATCTAGTGCTGATTCTGCAAGTTCTGCGAAACTTTCTTTAAAGTTAAAAGTTTCTTGTGTAGCAGCAGTTAGCTTCTCTGTTATTTGTTCAACAGAAAGTGATTGACCATCTATTATACCTAATGTTTCTCTATGTATCTCTCTAGCTCTTGCTGCTATCTCTTCTCTTTCAAAGTCTTTTTCTGACATAAGACCTAATTCTCTAAGTATGCTATTTTTTGTAGCTAATTCTTTCTCTTCTAAAACAACACTGTCGTTCTTAAATTTCAGACGAATAGCTTGTTGTTGGTTTTCAAAATCTTGCTTATCTTTATCTGATAATGTCTCTTCTCCTGCTTTACCTGTCTTTTTCTTCTCAAATTTATTTGCAAGCTTCTCTAATTCTATATCTCTCTTAATTTCTAATTGTTTAAGTGCATCTCTTTTTGCAATAGCCTCGTTTAACTCTGTATTTAGATTTACAAGTTTTTGCGTTCTTTCATTAGCACCTTTTAAGGAAGGAAAGTCTACTTTACCTCCAACTGTTTTAAGCGTTCCTTCAGCAGATTGTATAAGTTTATCTTGTTCTTGAATTTGTTCAAATAAATCTTTCTTTTGTTGTTCTTCGCTTATTGTTACTGTTCTAAATCTTCTTTTTTTGCCCCCTTGCCCCCCTACTCTAATTTGCTTTGTTAGATCTCCAGAAATTTCTTCTCTTTCTTTTATTAATGCTTCTCTTTTCTTTTTAGCATTTTCGATTTCTACTTTTAATTGATCTTTTGATAGTCCTGAGAGTTTTTTTATAGAATCTTCGGTGTCATCAACAAGTCCTTTTTGTGTTGATCTAAATTTCAACATTAAACCAATAGCTGCTGTTATTCCTGCTGCTAAAGCAACGTAAGGATTTGCTAAAGCTATAATGTTAAATTTTAATTGAGCTATTTTTGCAAGTTTCAAACCACCAACAAATTTTCCTAATGATGTTGCTAAACCTATTAATGCTAAGTTAAGTGATCCAAACTGTGCGATCATTACTTGAATTTTCAAAGCTGCAAATGCTACTGAAACAGTACCAACAACAATGGCAAGATCTCCAAAATTATTAACAACAAACTTGAGTACATTAGTAAGAACCTTAAATCCAGCTACAGCTATTTTTGCAAGTTCTCCAAAAGCAGGAGCTAAATCTGTTAATAATTCAGCTTGTAATATTTGAAACTCTGCACCAATATCTTTAAAGTTTTCACCAACAGCTAATCTCATCTTATTAGTTGCAACTACTAATCTAGCCCCAGCTTCAGCATTTGATTTAGCTATTTCTTTTGCGATTGGAATATATTCTTCTCCTAAACTTTCAATAAATTTAGAAAGCATATCTAAGCCAACAGTTCCATTTTTAAGAGACTCTTGAAGGGATTGAGTGGTCATATTGTTAGCTTCAGCAAATGCTGTCACTGCTCCTGGGAATCTTTCGCCCAACTGTCCCGATAGCTCTTCTGCCGATACCTTGCCTTTTGAGAAGATCTGTACCATCGCTGTTAATGCTGACTTAACATCATCTGCTGTACCACCTGTTGCTTTAATAGCTGCAACTGTATTTAAGAAAGCTTCTTCAGCATTATTAACATTCCCTCCTGCTCCAATAACAGCAGCACTTAATCTCTGCATACCTTTAATCGCTACTTCTTGAGGTACGTTAAATTCTTCAGTAGCTCTATTTGCAGCCCTTAAAGCAATTTCAAAAGATTCTTGATCTTTAGTAATTCCTCTTAGAGCTATTTTTGCTTTATCTAATGAAGCTGTATATTGTGCCGACTCACTAATAGCTCCAGCTAAAGGCTGTATTACCTGACTACCAATCAATCCACCAGTTACTATTCCTGACGCTACATCTCCTCCTGTTAATGCTGATATGGCTCCTCCTCCTAATCCTCCAACTAATCCTGATGGACCACCTACAAAAGCAGATCCTAATAAAGCAGTACTCGCACGACCTAAATTAAAATTCCCTCCTTTAGCTTTTCTGAGTTTTTTATCAATTAAATCAATATCTCTACCAAGTTCTTGAAATTCTTTACTGTTTAAGTCAGTTTGATTTTGTAAAGTTTGCAGTGCTGCTCTTTGGTTGTTTAAAGAATTAACACTATTGCCAGCAGCCCTAGAAGCATTATTTATATCTGCTCTTAACTGATTTGTACTAAGACCTAATCTTTCTGTCTGTGCTGTTACTTGAGTTAGTCCAATATCAGATATTTGTTGCATTAATTGGCTATTACCGCCAAAAGTATTCCTAGAAAATCTTGCATCAGCAAGCCTATCTCTTTTTAGTTTTCTAGTATCAACAGGAACTTTATTTAAGTTTTCTAATTCTGTTTTTGCCCTTGATATTTCTTTAGTTAATATTTTATATGAACCACTATTAGCTACAACTACACTTCTTAACTCTTCAAAAAGCTTAACTTGACCTTTTAAAGCTTTTTCTGAGAGTTTGCCTTTAGAAGAAAATTCTTTAAATTGTTTTATTTGTTCTCTAAGTTTTTTTTCTGAAAAACTAACTTTTGTAGAAAAATCTTCAAAAGCTTTACTTATTTTTTTAAATGCTCCTGCATTAGCTACTTCAAGCTGAAGCGTTAGTTTTTCTATACTCCTCGCCATTTATTTTTTCTCCTTATTAATAATCTTCAAGGCAGTAGATTCCATGATTTGCAAACCATATAAAACTTTTGA